CTAGTTCTGTGTCGCGGGCGGCTTTTGCCTCCGTCATCCGGCGCTGGTTAATTATTTCCTCTGCCGGAGACAATTCCCGGCCAATATCAGCCCGCCAGTTGTGTTCGATGCCAGATCGCCAGTCGCCAAATTTGCCCGCCGGGATGCCGTCCGAATAAAAGACGTACCAGCCAGATTTGTCGATGCCCGGCGTTCCTTTCGTCCCCGATCGAAAGCGGTGCAACTTGCCGTCAATGTGGATTGGAAAAGGCGGATCCAGCCCCGCCGCCTGCATGGCATCTGCTATCTGATGCTCGATAGGCGCAGGCTCGACAATCGGCGGCGGAACGAACGGGAGGTCAAAAATTTTAACCATTGAGATTAAACCCTTTCCGCTGCAAGTAGACGACCACTTTCGATATCGTATCGAACCGGCAGGATTTCCCTGACATTATTCGATAGAGCGAATTTTCATGAATACCCGCGCCCTTAGCTACGGCTCGCAGGTTCATATCTTTCAGGATTTCCTTGATTTTGTCGATATTTATCATTTTTTTGTCCCTTTTTAGAAATTGGAGGTTTACATTACAACAAAAGGGCTGTAAATAGCAAATCGTTGCCCAAACGGAATAGGCCGAACGGGCGCGGGAGAATATCATGACAGAAGACGACATGTATAAAATGTTTTGGGGATCATTCGCCATTGGTATAATCATTCTGATGGTGGCCTAACATGGCGATCTCACTGAAGCGCACCGGCTCGCTAGCCGGAAATGGCGTCAAGCTGCTCGTTTACGGGCAGGCTGGCGCTGGCAAGACCACGCTGGTCACTACGCTGCCAAAGCCGATCATCTTGTCGGCTGAAGCTGGCCTCCTGTCTATTCAGGACGCCGATCTGCCGTTCATTGAGATCAGCAGCATCGACGATCTGCGGGAAGCCTATTCATTCATCGCTGGTGAAACTGGCAATGAATTTCAAAGCGTGGCGCTCGACAGCATCAGCGAGATCGCGGAAGTGATCCTGAACGCTGAGAAAAAGAATACCAAAGACCCGCGCCAAGCATATGGCGCGATGCAAGAACAGGTTGCAGACCTGATCCGCGCATTCCGCGATTTGCCCGGTAAGCATGTCTATATGAGTGCCAAACTGGAAAAATCGCAGGATGAAATGGGCCGCATTCTTTATGCGCCATCCATGCCCGGCAACAAGACCGGCCAGCAGTTGCCTTACTTCTTCGACGAAGTGCTGGCGCTGCGTGTCGAACGCGATGCTGAAGGCGTCACCCAGCGCGGGCTGATGTGCGACAGCGATGGCCTCTGGCAAGCCAAAGACCGCAGCGGCAAGCTGGATCAATGGGAAATGCCAGATTTGGGCGCGATCATTCAAAAGATCGGAGGCGGCAATGCTTGATGATCTTTCGACCGAATGGATCGCCGCCAAAGAGGCTGAACGTGTGGCGGTCGAGCGCCGCCGCCAGATCGAGGACAAGATGCTGTCCCTGATCGGTATCGCCGAAAATCTTGATGGCACTGAGACGGCCAACACAGGAGCCTACAAGATTAAGGTTGTTGGTCGCCTCAACCGAAAGGTTGATGGCGATCTGCTGCAAGAAGTTGCCCGCGAAAACGGTCTGGAAGCGCACCTTCAAAGTCTGTTCCGCTGGAAACCTGAAATCAATCTGACCATCTGGAAAGCTGCCGACAAAAGCATCACTGGCCCGCTTTTGGCTGCGATCACTACCACACCGGGCCGTCCTTCCTTCACCATCACAAAGGAGCAATAAAAATGGCTAATCTTGGTATGACTTTTAAGCGCGATGAAATGCCGGAGAATGATCGTTCATACGATCCAATCCCGGCTGGCTGGTATAATGCCACTATCGCATCAACGGAACTTCGCAACACGAAATCGGGCACTGGTCAGTATATATCGGTGCGCTACGATGTGACCGGACCCAGCCATCAGGGGCGCGTCATTTTCGATAACCTCAACGTGTTCAATCCTAATGCGAAAGCGGAGGAAATCGGACGCCGCCAACTTGGCGAAATCATGCGGGCGATTGGATTGTCCGATATGCAGGACAGCGACCAGCTTGTAGGTGGCGATCTCTGCATCAAGGTCGCAATCGAAAGTTCGCCAGAATATGGCGACAAGAATGTGGTGAAAGGCTTTCGATCTGTAAACGGATCAGCCCCACCCGCACCATCCGCCAAGCCCGCACCAGCCGCAAGCGCCCCAGCGCAGAAACGCGCTGCGCCGCCGTGGCAGAAATAAAAAAGCATAACCGCTGGGGCTACGGCCCCAGCACCATCAATGGAGCGAGAACATGGCCGTTATTCCAAAACCATTCAACGATATTGTAAGCCTGATCGACGCGGCACACGAGGCGCGGGAAGAAAAGCCTCGCCCGCACATGGGCGCGTCGATTTTAGGCCATGCCTGCGATAGATGGATTTGGCTTTCATTTCGCTGGGCGGTGCGCCAGAAGTTTCCCGGTCGGGTGCTGCGCTTATTCAGGCGCGGCAATCTGGAGGAACGCACATTCATGAATGATCTTGAAGGTATCGGCGTTGTATTTTCCAAATCGCAGGCTTACGTCAATTTCGGATCGCATGTGTCTGGCAGCGCCGACGCGATCATTGAAAGCGGCGTCCCGCTGGCTGAAAAGACCCGCCATGTTGCAGAGTTCAAAACGCACAACAAGAAATCATTTGACGCACTGGAGCGCGAAGGCGTCGAAAAATCCAAGCCCGAACACTGGGCGCAAATGCAGATTTATATGGCCGGGCTGAATATAGATCGCGCCTTGTATGTTGCCGTCTGCAAGGATGATGACCGGCTTTATACTGAGCGCGTTAAATATGACGAAAAGGCAGCGACAAAATTGATTGAACGCGGAAAGCGGCTGGCTCTGTCTGATCGTATGCCGGAACCGATCAGCGCTGATCCGTCATGGTATCAATGCAAATTCTGCCCGGCGCATGATTTATGTCACGGATCGAAACTAACCAAGGAAGTGAATTGCAGAACCTGCGCCCACAGCACAGCGCAGGAAGGCAGCACATGGCGCTGCGAGCGTTTCGATGCTGACGGCATCCCATTCGATCACCAGTTGAACGGATGCGATAGCCATGTGCTTCATCCCGATCTTGTGCCTTGGCAGCTTAAGGAAGGTTTGAATGAATGGACGGCGGTTTATGTGATTGACGGTCAGGCCGTTAGCAACGGCGAGCCAGATGCGACGATCTTTGCCAGCCGCGAATTGATCGCAAACGCGACAGGATGCACCAACGACGATGTGAAGAAAATCAGGCGCGACATGCCCGGCGCGGAGGTTGTGGGATGAAACTCCGCGAATATCAGCAACGCGCTATCGACCAGCTTTATGACTGGTTTGAAGCTGGCAACACAGGAAACCCATGCCTCGTAATGCCGACCGGATCAGGAAAGAGCCATGTTATTGCGGCGATCTGCCGTGATGCTATTCAGAATTGGCCGGAAACGCGCATTTTGATGCTGACGCATGTCAAGGAATTAATCGAGCAAAATGCAGAAAAGATGCTGCAATACTGGCCGAACGCGCCGCTTGGAATATTCAGCGCCAGCATTGGCAGGAAAGACCTTGGCGAGCCAATCACGTTTGCAGGTATTCAATCCGTCAGAAAACGAGCGGGCGAAATCGGCTACGTTGATTTGATCATTATCGACGAATGCCATCTGGTTTCGCATGAGGATGCTGGCGGATATCGCAAATTGATTTCTGATCTTGCTGCCATCAATCCGAAATTGCGCGTGATTGGATTGACTGCCACGCCATATCGGCTAGGGCATGGATTTATAACCGACAAGCCAGCCATCTTTGATGCCTTGATTGAGCCGGTGACTATTGAGGAACTGGTTTATAAAGGTCATCTGGCAAAGCTGAATAGCAAGATAACCAAGACCAAGCTGGATGTTTCTGGCGTTCATAAACGCGGCGGCGAATATATCGAAAGCGAATTGCAGAAGGCTGTTGATACTCAGCTAATCAATTCTGAAGTGGTGCGCGAAGTCATCAGTCGCGCCGAAAATCGCAAGGCGTGGTTGTTCTTCTGCACCGGCGTTGATCACGCTCAGAATATGGCTGCGATGTTATTGTCGAATGGTATCGAGGCGGCTTGCATCACTGGCGATACGCCGAAAAAAGAACGCGAGCGATTGCTGGATGATTTCAAAGCCGGGAAAATCAGGGCGATCACTAACGCCAATGTTTTGACAACCGGGTTTGATTATCCAGACATCGACTTGATCGCAATGGTGCGCCCGACAATGAGTCCGGTCCTTTATCTCCAGATGGCAGGGCGCGGCATGAGACCGAAATCTCACACCGACCATTGCATGGTGCTAGACTTCGCTGGCGTAGTCGAAAAGCATGGCCCGATCACAGCAGTGCAACCGCCAAAACGAAAAGGCGAAGGAGCGGGCGATTTCCCTGCAAAAATCTGCGAAGAATGCGGCGAGATTTGCCATATTTCGGTGAAAAAATGTCCCAGTTGCGGTTATATATTTCCGCCTCCAGAGCCGAAGAAATGGCGGCTGCATGATGTTGATATCATGGGAGGAAATGGCACGAATATATCCGTATCATCATGGCGCTGGGATAAGCATATATCCAGATCGTCCGGCAAAGAACTACTTTGCGTTCGATATTATGGCGGGTTGACAGAACCGCCTGTGGCTGAATATTTTGCAATTGGATATGAAGGATATGCTGGGCAGAAAGCCGCTCGCGATTTATACAAGATCGCAATGGCATCGAAAGCGCCTGACGGATGTCTGGCATCTAATGATCTGGGAGCCATCGCGCAGAATATGAACCAATCCAATCCGCCAAATGAAATCAAATACCGGATGGATGGAAAGTATGCTCGCGTGATAGAAAGGAAATGGAGCCATGAACACGAGACCGCCGCAGCCTGAGATTGTCACGCAATGGGAAGAATGGCTACGCGCAGGACCGCCTCGCTGCTGCCATACTTGCGAGCACTATTCTAAAACTGGAGACTGCATGAAGTTTGATATGCGCCCGCCAGAACAATTCGCAGCAACCCCGGACGCTTGCGATGAATATTTTCAAGAGGTTCCGTTTTGAAAAGCGAGCATCTGGAACAACGCGAATTTGTAGCATGGTTTCGCCAGCGCTATAAAGGCATCAGAATTTTCGCCATACCAAATGGCGGCGCTAGAGGAATTGCCGCCGCTGCCAGATTGAAAGCCGAAGGCGTCAGCGCTGGCGTCCCTGATCTATATATCCCAGCGTGGAACGTCTGGATTGAAATGAAACGCGCCAAAGGCGGCGTTCTAAGCGCCAAGCAAAAGGACTGGCGCGATTATCTTATATCGTGTGGCCACACAGTGATCGTGGCTAATGGCCAGAATGAAGCGAAGGACAGCATTTTCCTTTTTGCTGAATACGGGAGAACCAAATGAACACAGATGACTTGAATGAACGCTATCTGAAGGCGCAGATGTCGCGCCTTCCAGACTATCGCGATGGCTTTGAAGCAGGTCGCCAGTCTATGCGCTGGTGGCTGGCGGCTGCCGGTGTCGTCGGCTTCATGTGGGGCATCGTTATTGGGAGGGTGTTGTTATGAACCCTCATGAAATACTGAAACAAGCTGGCGAACTTATTGGCGAACGTGGCGCAGATTATGGCGGCATCGAAAAGAATTTCGAGCGCATCGCCTTGATTGCATCAGCCGCTACAGGAATCACAATCACGCCGCATCAAGCCTGCATGGTGCTGGTGGCTACCAAGCTGTCTCGCATGGCAGGCAGCCGCGACAAGGCGGACAACTATCTAGACGCCATAAACTATCTTGCGTTCGCGCATGAACTGAGAGGAGAAAAGCAAAATGGATAACGTGACAATCAATGGCGTCGAATATGCGCCAGTTAAGAAAGCGGCAGGCACTCGTGCGGTTATTGTAGTAGATCGCGGCTGGATTTTTGCGGGTGATGTAACCCGCGAGAATGGCCGCATCAAATTGGCGAATGCGCTGCATGTGTTTAAATGGGAAGTGCTTGGATTTTCTGGGATGGTTTCTGACCCAAAAAAAGCCAAAGCCGATCTGCGTAAGATTGCAGATGTGGATATCCCTGAAGGCGCAGAAGTGTTCTGCGTCCCGGTGCCGGATGGGTGGGGGCTATGACATACCCCGCGTTTAGGCCAGTCGGCCACGGCTACGGCTACGGCTACGGCGACGGCGACGGCTACGGCTACGGCGACGGCTACGGCGACGGCCACGGCTACGGCGACGGCCACGGCTACGGCTACGGCTACGGCGACGGCGACGGCGACGGCCACGGCTACGGCTACGGCGACGGCGACGGCGACGGCTACGGCAACGGCAACGGCTACGGCGACGGTCACGGAACCGTAAACACAACCAACAGGATTAGGAGAAAATAGGCATGAAAAAATCAATCATCATTTTAGCAATGCTCGCATCATCACCCGCGCTGGCAATGCCAGCGTCAGAATTTTTCGCGCGTGACAAAGAGCGCAATTGGACCAGTCCGCTGGCGTATCAACACTTGCCTCGCACTGATCAGCGAGAACGCGCGACACGCAACCGCGAACCACGCCAGCACATCAGGGAGCGTCAGCGGCGCGTCGTGCAGGTGGTCGAGCGCCAAGCCCGTCAGAAACTAGGCGAGCGGTGGGTGAAGACGGCTGTGAAAATCAGTTACGTTGAAAGCCGCCATAACCCGGCGGCTGTCGGCCCTAACACGCGCCATGGTCGAGCGCGGGGCGTCATGCAGGTGATCCCGCCAACAGCGCGGGCAATGGGGTTTCAATATAGCCGCCTGAATGAATTGGAATATGGCGTCGCGGCTGGCATCCATCATATGGCGATATGTATCCAGACCGGCGTGAGGACGGATGCGGAGATGGCCGCTTGTCATGTTGCTGGTCCGAAAGGCTGGCAGATGCGTTTGCGCAGAACGGCGCAGACATACAAGTATCGCTATGTGGCGATGGTCCAACGCGCGCCGGGGCGTTGGGACTAAAAAAAGACCCGGCACTAGGCCGGGTTAGTCGTGGTTCAGGAACTGAGCGAACAGGACGTTGCGCTCCCAAACACAATACGAGGGGAAAGCGATGCTGACAATAGAAGAATTACATATGCACTATAAAAATGTGAAAGCAAGAATAGAGAACGCTGCCAAGAAGCCGTCGCAAATGAAGGAAGTGCCGCCGAAGCTAGAGACAGAGCAAGAGCCAGAGCCGAAATGGAAAAGCGTATTTGATGACGCTAAGAAAAAATATGGCGTCATCCAAACGCCATTCATGAATATTGTGCGCGAAGTCTGCGAAGCGCACGATGTAAAGAGAGATGAAATATTTAAAAAAAATCGCAGCAAAAAGCTGGTGATGGCAAGGGGCGTTATTTATGACCGCATCCGCAAAGAACTTGGATGGTCATATCCAAAAATCGGCAAGCTGTTTGGCCGGGATCACACAACCATTTTACATGGAGTAAGGCTGGCGCGAGAATATATGAGCCAAAATGAAGGAGGCAAAAATGAAGAATAATATCAATCAAAAAATCCTTGAGATGTGGGAGCAAGGTAAAAGCGGCGGCGAAATAGCGAATAAATTAGGCGTCACCAGATCGTCGATTATGGGGCGCATTCATAGAATGCGAAATGAAAGCAACATAAAATATCGCGCTCAAAAAATTTCAGTAAAATCAGATCGCGTTGTTCGAACGCGCGATAAAGCCAAACCATATAAGAAATCAAGAACATTCGTTCCAGTTGATCAAGTTATTCCAAAGCCAAAACATGGTGTCAATATATTAGACCTTCAATATTGGTCGTGCCGTTATATTGTTGGCGATCCTAAAACACCGCTTGATAACATTTATTGCGGGCAAGTTTCTGAGCATAAGTCTTACTGTAAAGATCATGCGCAGCTTTGTTATCAACCAGAAACGTGACCGCCGTCAGGATCAAGGAGCGGAACCCTGACGGCGGTCTATCGAGCATCGGCGGGAGGGGACGCTGCTCGATATTTAATGTTTGCCAAAAAAATAAGTCAGCCCCCAAGTCAGGCCGGAACCAAGGAAGGCGGCGATGCCCATCATGACTCTGCCGCCACCTTTGATTGAAGAAAATTCATCACGCAATTCTCTTACGTCTGTTTTGATTTCCTTCATTTCGCGGTTCAAGACCTCGATCTGAGTGATAAGCGAACCGATTTCGCGCTCTAAACTATTATCCGCCATCACTTCAGCCCTTCCAGCACCCGGCAAGCGTCTCTCAACTTGCCATAATCCGTCACCAAAATCCTCACGTTCGGCCCTGCCTGCCGAAACTCTTGAGCCGCCTGCCGCTGAAACGCGACAGGATATTCTACCAGAGGCGGGCAGCGGTTAGAAGCGACCGTTTGACAGCCGGTCAGCAGTGGCATCGTCAGAGCGATGCTCAACCACAACCTGAGCCGCCTTGCGTGTTGCCTCTGCATCCGCCTGCGCCTCTCTGCGGCGGGCCTCAGCCAATCCCTCATTCCGGCTCGCTCTTGCGAGCATCCAGACCAAGAACACAATGGCTGCGACACCGCCGACAAGGACTAGAATCGCCGTCATGTCTTGGGCGTGTTATCAATCTTCAGTGCCGCATATACCGGCGGAATAACCGCGATCAGGACGCCGACAAGCTGGACTAACCCGTCTACTACGGCACCCTGCGCCGGAGCGCCAATCCAGCCCTTGCCGACAGCGAAAGCCGCGCCAGCCGACACGGCATAGCGAACGATCATCATAATGTTGGGACTTACTTCCATTGCTTTCTCCTATGCGGGATATTTGGCCCAAGGCAATTGATAATGCGGGCCGTCACGGAATGATTTCCAATCGCCACCCCACTCGATTGAAACTTTCTCAGCACGAGCCGCAGCCTTCATGGCTTTGGCGAATTTGGCATAGAGCGGCCAGTCCCAGCGAACGTTGCCGTCAATCTTGATTGCGACATCCACTGCGTGACCTGTCAGATGGCGGGATTTGAGGGTTTTGGAAGCCCCGACAGCCTTGAGTTGTTTCTGGCGTTCCAGCGTCCGCAGCCCCTCCGTCACGACAAAATCCATGCCGCCATCCGCAGCCGCGCGGCGGACCACCCTGACCAGATCAGGGTGAACGCCTTTGAGGTTTCGTTCGCTGCGAGAGTCCATTTCTACCCACATATGTTAGACCCGCCGCAGCGGGCCAAGTCATAAATCACCTTAGCCGCGCAACCGCCTACGATAAGACCAGCGCAAAGAGCCATCACGATCCTAAGTCCGACCATCAATCTTTCCTCGTCAGAACCCTGAAATCATATGACCAGAACGCAATACGATTAGCGCCAGCATTGACGCTGATGTTCGCAGTATATGTCATGCCGGGGCTGAATGATAACGTGTCAATCAAGACACATCTATAATCGCCGTTTGATCCAGACACATAATTCATTGAAATCGGCCAATTTTCACCGACAACATTTGTCCCAGAGGCGTCCTTAACCGTCACCGAAACGGTCGCGTCATTCACATAAGCCCCATTGCTGGCGTTCTGTAATCCAAGCAATTCTAGGTTATTTGTATTAGCAACAAAGGCAGTCATTTAAGCGGCCCTCCGGTTTATAGAAATCGAAGCTGACAAGGTAGGCTCACCATTCAATTCAGCCTCTAAAGTAGGATTAACCGCAATATTACCAGAAATTGTTGGATCAATCATTATGGTTGCATAAATGAAGGTGGCATCGCCCAAAATAAATGGAGCGATTGCGGAAATATTTACGTTATAAGATGGGACATAAACAATTGCGCCAATTTGTGTGACAACTGATGGCGCAATCGCCGCAATCGTAATATTTTCTGCGTCAGGATATATTGAAACGCCAGAAGATATTGCTGGCGCTTGACCTTGAATATCAATGTTCTCAGATGGAATTGATACGCTTGCGCCGCCTGATATTGACGGAGCAAAGGCATCAATATTCGTATTAGCAGCCGGAACAGAAACAGACTTGCCGGATGCAATAAATGGTTCAGCAACACCAAAAGAAATATTTACAAGCGGCGTGATGATTATGACGCCAGTTGCAGCCTCGATTGTTGGCGCTTGAGCATTTACCGATATATCAGCCGCTGGGACGGCGACTGATTTTCCTGTGGATATAAATGGATCAAATACATCTATTGAAATATTTGCCGCCGGTATATCAACAGACGCCCCCGTTGATGCTGAAATAGTTGGTTCAAAAGCAAGAATAGAAATATCTGCAAACGGTATTTCTATTGATTTGCCAGAAGAAATTACCGGAGCAATTGCGTTGAATGATATATCAGCAGGCGGAATGGCAACAGATGCGCCGGTCGCAGCCACAATGCTTGGCGATTGGCCTAATATGGCAATATCAGATGATGGAATTGAAACAGAAACGCCAGAGGCAATGCTTGGCTCGTAAGCCAGCAATGAAATATCTGATGATGGTGATTGAACAGATGCGCCGCCAGAGATGCTTGGCGCAAAAGCATCAATAGAAATATCAAAAGCATTTACTTCAATTGATACGCCAGTAGAAATTGACGGATCAAATACATTTACCGAAATATCAGAAGCAGGAACCGATATAGATTTGCCAGAAGAAACCGCTGGCGGTTCACCGGCAATTGTTGTTTCTGCAAAATCAACAGCTATCGACGCGCCAGAAGCAATGTCCGGCGCTATAGCAGCAAGAGCGATGTCAGCAACAGGGACAACGATTGCAACGCCAGTCGATACCACTGGCGATATTGCTGCTATGTCTAGATTTGCAAATGTCGCAGAAACAGAAACGCCGGTAGCTACGGTTGGAGCAAGTGCGGCGATGGTAATATCAGCAGCGGGCGCGATGACTGCTGCACCGGACGCTATGGTTGGCGCTATGGCGGCAATGGCTATATCAGCCGCAGGAACAGAGACTGATGCGCCGGTTGATATGGCTGGCGCTATTGCAGCAATGGCAATGTCAGCGGTTGGAGAGGCAATTGCAACGCCGGTCGATATAGTTGGCGCTGCGCCAGCCAGAGTTATGTTTGCGGCAGGAGACGAAACCGCTGCGCCAATTGAAACCGATGGTGCTGCGCCAGCAATGGTGATGTTTGCGGCTGGGGGCAGTATTTCTGTGGCTGTAGAAATCTCATAAACAATAATGATCGCGCCTTGCGCGCCACTACCAGCATTACCGGTTGTTGCGCCACCACCGCCACCGCCACCACCGCCGCCGTATAGTCCGCCGTTGCCGCCGACACCGCCAGTTCCAGTTGAAGATGTGCCGCCGCCACCGCCGCCACCGCCGCCAAAGCCAGCGGTTCCAGAAGATGCAGAACCATTTAGTTCATCGTAGGTATATTGCGCGCCTGCGCCGCCAGCGCCGCCAGCTCCGGCTGTGCCTGCGGCAGTTAAACCATTACCGCCGCCGCCGCCGCCAGATAAAGTCCCTGCGGAACCAGCAGATGCCTGCGAACTAGCAGTGTTTGCGCCGCCAAGACCGCCCGCTGTTACAGCGCCATTGCCACCATCGCCATTGGAGCCACCGCCGCCCGCGCCACCTGCCCCTGCGCTAGTAGATGAACCCGAATCATTCCCTGCTGCTGTAGCAATAGCCGATGAACCGCCGCCTTGGCCTCCGCTATCAGTGGCAACATTCGTTCCAGACCATCCAGACCCGCCGTCGTATGTGGTTGTCCCTATTGAGTTTGCGGCTAGTCCGCCATTCGCTGACTGTGTGCTGGCATTTCCGCCTCCATCTGCAAGAATGCCGTTTGATGTTGATGTTGGCGTAGTGTTTGAAGAAGATGAACCGTTCCAGTTTAACCAAGTGTCTCCACCAGCCGTTCCGTTTGAATTTGATGTTGTTCCTCCAGCGCCGCCGCTACCGATATTATAATATATTGTTGAGTTGGCAGTAAAAGTAAAAGTAGAAATAGCTACAGCGCCACCACCAGCACCACGGCCTCCGAAGCCACCATTGGTTGCCCTGCGGGCGCCACCACCAGCGCCAATCGCATAAACAGTCGCAGTCCCCGTGATATTAGACGGAACCGTCCATGTCGTGCCTGACGTTAAAAGAAGTGTTTTTGTGGCCATTATTCTCCACCTTCTTCAGGAGGAGGCGGGTTTGGATCAACAAAATCTCCGATGATCGGATCATAAATCCAACCAATATCACAAACAGTATTGTCTATATCTAGAAAAAAACAACCAACAGGCGCAGGATCACTAACGTCTGCAACAATGATGTTGATGCAGACGTTATCGCTTTCCCTAACAACCGCTATGCGGGCCACCGGCGCTCACCGTTAGGCAACGGTGAACGTAAAGATGCCCGACGCGTTCCAGACGATCTTAAAGTCGGTCCCAGCGCCAGCGCTTTCGGACTGACCAAAATCAATGAACGCAATCGGCGGATCGTTTGCATCCGTATCATTGTAAATCAGCGCATAAGACGCAGTGATTGAACCGCCGGAAGCCGTCCAAGTCAGATCGTCAGCATCGAACTTGGCGTCATTGGTTGTGACGGTCGTGACCGCGACGTTGGCAAGAGCCTGACCACCGGTTGTGTAGCCGTTCGCGCCAGTCGTTTCGGTTTTCGTCACACCGGCCAGCGTGGTGTCGGAAGCCGTAAAAGTCGCCGCCGTGCAAAGCATGACCTTGTAGGTGTCGCCTACGGCATTCGAACCTTCCGCGAACAGCTTCGCGGTGTGGTTATAAAGCGAAATTGTTACCGCCATTTTAGTCTCCGTTGATTTGGATTATTCCTATTATACCAAAGAAAAAGTCTTTGGCATATTACGCACTATCCGACGAAAAATCTAGACGCTTTGGATGTATTGGTTTCCTCATAGATTATTATGATAGCCCCAGCACCGCCACTTCCGCCATTGCCGGTCGTGGCACCGCCACCACCGCCTCCACCACCGCCGCCATACAATCCGCCCGCGCCACCAGCGCCAGCGGCACCAGTTGAAGAATTTCCACCTCCACCGCCACCACCTCCTCCGAAACCAGCCGTTCCTCCTGCTGTCACGGAATATTGTTCTCCAGCCCCACCAGCGCCGCCAATTCCTGCGGCAGATGCAGATGATGATCTACTGCCTCCAGAGCCTCCGCCTGATTTCGTTCCAGCATTGCCAGCGGTATTTGCTACAGTAATTCCAGCAGCCTGAACTCCATCTACATTAGCCCCGCCCGGCCCGCTTGTTGGCGAACTATTTGCATTGCCGCCTTGACCATTTGATCCGCCTCCGCCACTACCTCCGCCAGCAACAGAAACTTCTGATCCTCCATTGTTGCCATTCTGAGTGTTCAGCGCAGACGATCCGCCGCCAGCACCTCCAGCATCAAGGTAAAGAAGCGGAACAGAAGAATTTCCTCCGCTATATTTTGTTGTTCCAAAACCAGATGCTGAAGAACCTCCCTGACCTCCATAATTACCTAATGGAGTTCCCGCGCTTCCGCCTTTAGCCAGAACGCCGGTTGTGTTTGATGTTGGCGCAGTGTTGCTAGATGTATTTGTTGATGTATTCCAATTCAGCCAAGTATCTTGACCATTTCCGCCCGATGTATTTGCAACCGTAGCACCAGCGCCACCTCCGCCAACCGAATAATAAACCGTCCCGCCAGCAGTAAAATTAAAATTCTCTGATATTGATACAGCACCACCGCCTCCTCCGAAGCTGGGATAACCTCCATTTGACCATCGTCCTCCTCCGCCTCCACCACCAATGCAAATAATGGTATTGATAGCAGAAATATCAGCAGGGACCGTCCAAGGCGATCCACCAGATGTCAGCAGGACTACTTTAGTCGGCATTATGTCCTCGCCACAACAATGTTTATATCAAGTTTCTTTATACTTGTGACGCTATCAACATTGAAGCGAAGAACATCGCCCGCTGATAATGTTTTTGTCCATCCGGTTAAAGTGCTATCGGTGCCTTTGTCGCTGCTTGAGATGGTCATTGGAGCGCTGGCAGTTATGCTGTCGCCGTCAGTCGGCGGATAATTGGCGTATGTGTCTTTCCAAACATCAACAACAATAGAACCGCTTTCATTAGCCAAAAGCGTATAAGATTGAATTTCGCAATTAAAAGGCATAACAAGATTTCCGCTCACGCCAGTTTGAATAACACTAGCGCCATTATCTATGCGAAGCCCTATTGTCGCCGCAGCAACAGCCGTATCAATATAATCCTGAACATCAGTGAAATCATATTCCTGCGCTGTTCCGATCCCGACCCATTCCCAAGTGACGCTAAAAGCGCCGCTTGTCGCCGTGACTTTATAAGACCCGCCAGCAACATGAAATGCAGCAAGACCGCCGCTTGTTCCGGTAAACGGATTGGCAATAGGCGTTGCGCCTGCCCTATCCGAATAAAGCGAAACCAATGTGTTAGTGACTTGGTCACGCACTTCAATAGTTGGAGACGCAACAATATCGCCAGTGTCATCGACGATATAGCGTTGAAATCTAGCAAGATCAGGCATCAGTTTATCCTCGTTCCTTTGATGTCCCCAGCGGCGGAAAATGTAATATAACTGTCGCCATCAATAGCGCCACCGGCTGCGCCTCCTACTGGCAATCCACTTTCTGCTGCAAGACCAGCTAAACCGGGACCGCCACCATTTCCGCCATTATAGGCTTGAGATGTCGTGGCGATACCGCCAAGACCTCCAGCATCAAGCGTTCCGGGCTGGCCTGCATTATCTTCGCCGTTTCCAGTTGCGCCGCCAGCGCCTCCCACAAAGCCAGCACCACCACCGCCACCACCAGCGTGTTTTGTGCCAGCTTGAATGCGGCCACCTCCGCCACCTCCGCCGCCGCCGTATATTTTCCCATTCAGATTATCAAAAATAATAGCCTTTCGCGTATAAAGCGCCAATCCACCAGCGAATCCGGCTTCAGCCGCGATGCCGCCATCTTTAGCCGCATTACCGCCCTTGCCGCCTGCACCTTGAATGCGCCCGTTATTGTAAATCTCGACCGTCACGCCAGACGGCCAAGTCCCTACAATAAACGCAGCATTGGCAGTTGTGCTGGCTCCCACAACAACATTTGTTTCTATATAGCAGCGAATGGTGAACGTATCGCCGCTTTCAGGATCAGGATAAAGTTGATCATGAACAGTTCGAAGATTTACGTCTAAAATATTCGCATCAAAAATGATTGTGCGATTATCCAAATCCTCTGGATCAATGATTTCAAAAAGCTGTTCTTCAGCTTCTAAGCCGATCTCGCCAGCCTTTGGCTCAACCCTAGTGATCTGAATTGGCGCTGTTGTTGGCGATCCTGTTGCGTCTTGTATGGTCCACCATTTAACCTGATAGCCTTGGCCAGCTTCTATCGGTAAGGCATCTCTTAAAAGATTGAAATTGAACCGGCGCGGCGGATTTTTATATCGACCAAGAATAATATCGCCAACGCGCGTGGCGACCGTTCGCCCGCCAGATGCAATCCAGCGAGAAAGTATTTTTCTAATTGCTGGCGAGCCGTAGTTAACTTCAGCATCACTGTCTATGGTGATCGCAAGCGATCTGTAGTTGTCTTCTTCCTCTAGCTTTGTGAGCGGATTACGCTGCCCGTAGTAAATCCAAACCTGAGAAACGCGCTTGTCAGGCTGCTCTTGTGTTCCAAAGCTGCCGCGCTGAATAACGTCTTGACCTATTTGCTCCGCCTCAGTGCTGATTGCGCGAAGAACACGGAGCCTGATTTCCTGATTAATATCATCCCACCAGATCGACAAAGCGGCCTGCTGGACAAGTTCTGTAATCAGTTTTTTAACGCTAGTTGGATCAGCAATAGTTGCGGAAAAAACTCTACGCAGGAAGTTCTCAGTTTCAAATTGCCAATCTTCAAGATTAATCCATGCAGGATCAATCCCGGCATAATTCACCATCAAATCATATATAATATCCGCCGGATCATCTCCGGTGTAATACAAAACAACCTGAGCGCGATCCTGTGCCGAATGTGCTTTTGCGGTAGTTCCAAGCTGCCCGCGCGAAACAAGCGTCACAACATCGGCTGATCTTGTAAATTCAACAATCTCAGCGCCGCCAATATTCATATAACCAGAGGTCGGATATTCTCCATTGCCGACTCCAGCAGGCGAAAGCGTGAAGCTAGTCGCAACGTCTGTTATATCAGAAACAAGAAATCCATTGTTTGGCATTGGCGCTTGCGCCCGGTCGCCGTCCAATAATTTCAGAGGATCTTTAGCTGTAATAGAAAATGTTCCATTGACTGTTGGGCCATTAAATGAGTCCACAATGAAATGTCTGGTTTCCATTTGTGCAAGCGTTTGACCTTCATATCCGACATACAGACGAATATTTCGCCCGCGCAGAAACTGAACACGCGCCCGCCATTTTCCCCAGTATGTTCCTTGTGTGAATGGATCATATGCGCGATCTGCTAGATATTTATCACCGCCCGGACCCGTATCGCTCCAAGGATGATCTTTGAATGTGACGCGCATTTCAGCGCGAAGCCCCAAATCTTCGCCAAGAGAAATGATTGCTGGCGATACCGACCAATCAACGATTGACGGAATGCACTCGATGGATTTTGGCAAGTAGTCAACATCAAGACCAAATCGAAGCGTTACCGGATCGCTATCAAAATTCGCAAGGTCTTGGCAGGTTTTTCTAGTGTTGTAGCACTTAGCCGCGCCGGTTGTTGGTATTGATGCAGTGCATGGCGCAACGCCATACGTCAGGGCGCAATAGTCCTGCTCGACTTCCACATAAACTAGGATGCGTTTGTCAGTCACGATGAAACGCCCGCCATTTCAAGATCGACCTGCATCATTCCGTTCGGCAACATATTCGATGGCTCTGGATTATTTGTAAGCCAAGCAAACGCGCATTCTTCTGGATAGCTTAGAGGCTTCCAGCCGAAGAAGAAAGGAACCGTCTGAGCCGCCAAAACAAATGGATCGAAGTCCGATCTATACCATGCTGGCGTCAAATGCGACAGGCTGACTGAAGTTGTCAGGTTTGATCCCGTCACAATGCGGCCCAAATAGTTGCCGCTTTCGCTTTGCCCATTAACGACCTCGATGCGCCGGTTGAGCGTAATCGGGCGATGGCCGACATAGATGCGGCGCTGCGAAACCAGCAGTTTTCCAATATAGACAATAGCCGCTTCAGCCGCAGCGCTGCCCGATCCAAGGTTAATGCGAACGCCAAACGCCGCTTGCTCTGGGAAGCGATAAATCAGCGCGGAATTATCGCCGGGAATATTGGCCGCGATGGCTTCCACCCAAGGATCGCCTGAGCCTTCCTGCAAATCAATTTCAACGCTGATACCAGCGGTTGAGAAATTATGTCGCGCAATCGCCACATAATCAATTTGCTGGGCCGGGTTAATTGTGAACTCTAAAGTCTGCGCGGTAGTATCATTCGCCCGCCAGAAAGATGCTGTTGAAACATTGGCAAGATTTGTCGCTGGATATAAAGCCGCTTCTGTATCAGCCGTTATGCCAGCCGCAGTTACGAAATTCTCATAGCCAAAGATCGGCGCGTCCAGATCGGGCGCGGCTGGCGGCGATAGTGCAATCAGGTTTGGCGAAAAGATGATGCTCATGATGCGAATACCACCTGACCGCCATCCTTCTGATAGGCGGCGATTTGCTCGATCAGATTACGAACCTGATCGCGTCCGAACGATTGACCTTGGAGATTGATATAGACCGCATTGCCCATGCCGCCAGAACCGTTGCTGGAGCCGCCGCCACCCGGCGCAGAAGCCCCTCCTCCTCCACCACCAACAGATGGCCGACCGCCGCCACCACCGGGCTTTGTCGCTGCGATTGTAGCCACCGCTGCTAGACCTTTTGCCAGAACCGCAGCGCCCATTGCAAGACCAAGGAAGCCTCCCTGTGCGTATGCTTTTGTAACACCTACATATGTGTTTATCAAAGCTTCCGCTATGCCGAATGCTTTGGTTAAATTAAAGAACTTATCCCCGCCCGCTCTTGCAAGCTGCGCTAACGAACCAAACATGCTTGCATATTGAGACAAGGCAGAATTAACGCCACGCATTCTAAGCATTTCAAGATTTTTTTGATGCTTTGCTTCCAAATCTTCCATGATTTGTTGATAGCGTTGCGCCGCAGCGATTTTTTGCTCATCTGTCAGCGATGTGCTTTCCATATCAAGCTGGCTTGCTTGGTCAACAATCGCTCGCATACGTTCAAAACGGGAAAATAATTGCTGTTCCTCTTTCATTCCAAATTCAGCAATTGTTTGCAGCCGTCTTTCCAACCGCTCACGCAACCGGCGATTTTCTTCTTCTTCTGTTTCGTATTCAGGCGCAGCTTTTGCTGGTTTAACCTTGGCAGCTTCTTCCGCCGCAATGCGCTGCAATGCTAAACCACGTTCACGCTCAGCATTCTGGCGTGTGATTTCATCCGTAGATCTAG